GTTGGTGTAGAAGAACCAGCACAAGTTGTTGTAGAAGAACCAGCACAAGTTGTTGTAGAAGAACCAGCACAAGTTGTTGTAGAAGAACCAGCACAAGTTGTTGTTGAAGAACCAGCACAAGTTGTAGAAGAACCAGCACATGTTGTAGAAGAACCAGCACATGTTGTTGTAGAAGAACCAATCCCTGAACCAGATGTTGAAGAACCACCACAAGTTGTAGAAGAATCAAACAATAATATACCAAAATTAGTATTTATTGTTCCATATCGAGATAGAGAACAACAACAAAAGTTTTTTTCACAACAAATGAAAGTTGTTTTAGAAGATATGAAACCAGAAGAATATAAAATATATTATATTCATCAAACAGACAAAAGAGAGTTTAACCGTGGGGCAATGAAAAATATTGGGTTTTTAGTAGTAAAACAAAAATATCCAGAGGATTATAAAAATATTACTCTTGTTTTTAATGATGTAGATACAATGCCTTATACAAAAAACTTTTTAAATTATGAGACAACAAAAGGAGTAGTAAAACACTTCTATGGGTTCACATATGCTTTAGGAGGCATAGTTTCTATAAAAGCTGGAGATTTTGAAAAAGTAGGTGGTTTCCCAAATTTCTGGGCTTGGGGGTATGAAGATAATTTAATTAATAAGAGAGTTTTAAGTAATAATTTAACAATTGATAGAACGCAATTTTATAATGTAATGGATAAAAATATTTTCCAAATGAAAGACGGATTAGCACGTTTAGTAAATAGAGGTGAATTTGATAGATATTTAAGTGAAACAACTGAAGGCTGGCATTCAATTCAATCATTAGAATATAATATTAACGAAGAAACTGGATTTGTAGATGTTACAAATTTTTATACAGGCATTGTGTCAAATCCAAAGGAAAATAAAATTCACGATTTAAGAAATGGTAGTCGTCCATTTGGTGGCTTATTAAATATGAACACAAAAAGACGCAATCCAAGATTTAGTATGAGAATGTAATCATCCTTCATACCCTTCTATTATTTTATAGGTTATTCCTATTTCATTATTATTTTCCCAAATTCCAGATATTTTAATAATATATTGAGGAGGATTTTTATTTATTTTTGATAAATTATAATCTTTGTATATTTTCAAATTTCCGGTTAACAATTGTCTGTTTAATATACAGTTTGTTCTTTTATTAATTTCATTTATTTGTTTATAATATTCAATAATTCTATATTCTATCTTAGTCAATTCTTGTATTAAAGTATTATTTATGTAGCTATTTGGATTATATTTCATAATATACTTATTCATTTGTTTTTCAATGGATAATAACTCTATAGGAAAATCAAAATAAATACTATTTAATGAAAAATATTGGTTTGAATAAATAATTTTTGCGAACGTTCCATCCATTATCATATTTCTTTTACTTTCTAAAAAAATAATATTATTTAATTGAAATCCATAAATATCTAAAATAACATTCATAATAATAAGTTATACATAATAAATTATTATTTTTATTTACTTTATAATACAATATAATACTTTATAGTAAAATATTATCTTATATTCCACTGGATATTATTTACTATTACACATATTCATAGAATTATCCCACATACAATATTTTTGATTATTACAATTAATTTTATTATTAATATTATAACAGTTATGTTTGTTAGAACATTGATATAATTTAGAATTCCAATCACAATATCCAGCATTAGATAAACATTCATTTTTTGTCATTGAATTACATATGAGTGTATTATTTTGTAAATCGTTGTTTCCAGTTATACCTTCTTTGTATTTTATTAAATTATATAGGATAACCCCGCATAATACAACTACTAAATAAACAATATTTTTATTTTTAAAAAAATTAGCTATAAATTTCATTATATAATATATATAATATAGTATATAATAAATGACAGCAAGATTAAATATGAATGAAATAAGGTATTTTTCTTGGAAAGGAAGAACATTTAATCAAATCACGAGCATAATTAAAAAAAATATTGGGTCAAATAATAGATCAAAACATAATTTTTTTATGCCCCAACCATTAAAAATATATAGAAGAGAAATAGGATCAACAACTACTACTTCAACTTCTACAAATCCATATACGTGTAATGGTAGAATTTCAACCAGTATTGATTTAATAAATATGCCTGGTGGTTCAATAATAGTAAATTCTGATTCTGGAAAAACAAAAGGATTAGTAAACACTTTAGATATAAATTTAACATCAAATAAATATGAAATACCAAGAAGTTGTCAAAACGATGTAAAAAATTGTATGTCACAGGTTACCAACACGCGGCGTAGAGTAAGAAGCAGTGGAATTATCAAAAAACAATTCGATTTAACAAAAAATAACGATACAACTTATCACACTTCTACGAACCAATATTTAGTAAGTCGTAATAAAACATTTCAACAAAATCAATATTACTATATTCGTCAAGGTGACTCTAATGTAAAGCCAGGAGACTCATTATCAGTTCAAAATGTATATTCATCAAATGGTATTAATCATTGTAAAAAATATTTTATTTCAGCTGATACATCATTCCAATATCAGTGGGTAGATAGTAATTACTATACAGTAAATATACCATCAGGTAATTATAATACAGAAGAACTAAATATTATATTTAAAACAACTATGACAAGTAATAAACATTACTTTATTAAAAATTTGAATAATTCATATGTTTACTTATTAAATATATCTTATAACGATTATACTAATAAAATAGAATTACAATCTTTAAAAACTACTTATGTTGTTTTTAATTCAACGGAATATTCTTTACCACTTGGTAATAATTGGTGGAATCAATTATATTTGTATCCAGATTCTGCGGGTGATGCCGCTTCAAGAACGAATATAACACTATGGCCTGGTTTTAAAATATTAGATAATATTTTTAAAGACGCTATTGGTTTTAGTAATGGTAATTATCCATCTAATATAATAATAAAAAATAATTTTAATGCGAATAATTTAATACCACAAGGATACACTGATGATTTATTATTTACATCATCCTTTCTTCCAGGGTTACAAAGACCATATGTTACTATATATTATAAACCAAATAATCCACAATTTGCTCAACAAGGTGCGGTGACTGCTAGTTCTCATACTGTTAGAGAAAAATATAACGCAATTACAAATAATACTGATAAATATAGAAAGGCATACGGTCTATCAGTAGCAAACGCTTTAGCATACGGTGTTCCCGAAAATGGTTATACTTGGAAAGATAAAATCGGTTATCCAAATAAGAAAACCCCTGTTATTTCAAAATATACTGGAGAAATGAAAAAATGTGAATACCGTTAAACGTTGATGATATATACTATTAAAAAACATTTTCGTCATCAATCAATAAACATTCTTTCTTCTCAATATTGTTCTCAATATTGTTGTCAATATTCTTGTCAATAGTATTATTTTCTTCAATATATTCATTTGTGAAAATATTAATATTACTAATAATATTATTATATTCAATATCATTTTTTATACACCATTGAATACATTTTTGTATATTAATTTTGATTAAATTATCTATTTTGTCTTGCTTATATTTATGTTCTATTAATGATATAGTATAATGTATATTTTCTATTTGTTGTTGACCTAAAATAGCATTGTATTCTTCTAACTTATTAATAAAATAATAATAAATAGGAATATTTAAAAATCTATAAATTGGGGTTTCACTATTAGACATTTTTTCAAAAGCATTATACAAAAATGGAAAAAAATGTTCATTGGTTTCAAATAGAAAATCTCTACAAACAATATATTTTTCGGAATTAGCATAACGGCTTGTTTGAGGTTTTATAATATATACTTTATCATAAAATGAGGACAATATATATAATAAATCCACACTATGTTCCATAAAACAATCAAATATTTTAAGAATAAATAAACCATTTTTCTTCTGCATAGTAACGGCAAAACAAATTTGGGCAAATAATAATCTTGCTATTGAAATTTCTTGGTTATTGAAATCCAGTGAAAAATCAAATCCACCATCTCCTGTAATTATATCCATAGATGAACTATATTTATTTTTACAATATAGAAAATTGTCTAATGAAAGAATATTGCCGGTATTATCAATACCAGTTTCAATAACTACGTTTGGGTTTTTATTTAAAAAATCATTACTTTTTTTCCATGCTGGAATATTTGGGTCATTGTTATTATCTATCAATGTCATTCCAATATATTTATCATTTTTATTATTACGCCTATGTAATAAAGCTTCAATAAAACCACCAGGGCCTTCAGCCAAATGAAAACTTTGTATAGGTTTCATCGAAAAATCAATATTGAAAGTATTCATTATTTCAATCATTTTGAAATAAGACCTTGAAAGAGGTTTATGTTTTGCTATACTTTTTTTTTTAAAAGGCACAATGCTATTAATATATTCATATGGATTGGTATATTTTTTATAAATATCCCATTCGCGCTCATGTTTATCAATTTGTTTTTTTATATTATATAAATAATATGCGAGTGAATTACAGTATTTTACTTCATTCAACTCATCCTTAGTAATACATTCTATATTTTTATGTATTAAAAAAGATGTTTTTGGTAATAAATAATATGTCATTTTTTAATTATGTATTGGTATAAACGATACATAATTTATTGGAATGTATTTATATCATTATTGTTTTTAATCAAATTATTTTATTTTCAGCACTACTTTTTTATCCGTTTTTTTTCTACGAATAGTAATTTTTTCAGTGGCTTTTTCTTGGTTCTCAACATCTTTTTCTATTTTTTCCATAATTTCATCTTCTATCTTTTCATTAATATCACTTTGATGTTTCAATATTTTGGATATTTTATCTGTATTTACATTACTCACTTTTCTAAAAATGAAATAACGATTTAAAAAGGATATCGTTTTCTCTTCTTGGTTCATATATATTGCTTTACCATAATCGGATTTATGAGAAGGGTTCATTCTTATTTCATTTTCCATAGAGGTGAATAAATCGGAAAATAATCCGGTTCCATCAGGTAAATTCATTTGTTGTGCTTCTGTTTTACTAATTAGAGTAAACCCATAATTTTCCATAACGCGAATAAAATAATCAAAATTTACCAAATATTCACGAAAAACCTTATTTATACTTTCTTGATAAACATTAATCGGATAACCAAGCGACATTTCATCATCTGGAAACCCAGTTTCGTCATACATTTTAGTAACCTCGTATATTTTTCTAGAACCATTCATTATAGAGAAACTTTCACCATTCTTTTTTTTCTTTAATAATTCAAAAACTTTTTTACCATCGTAACAAGTTCCAATAAAATATCCTTGAACTTTTGTACATTCCGCCAAATTTCTTAAAAATTCATGGAAAGTTGTTTTATTTTCAAAGAAATAATGTAAAGCAAATTGACAAGAACTAATATTAAACCCTTCTTGAGAAATACCATATTGTTTATAAACTCCTTTTCCTAATAATGTAACATCTTTTGGACCAGAACCAAATACTGCCTTGGTAATCTGTTTATCTTTTTCGGTAGCAAACGCACTACCATTACGAATATTATTACCGCTATTACCTGTTACGAATAATGCGTCAGGCATATTTTTATATTTTTTTCTTGATGATAAATAACGTGCGCAAGCTCCATCCATATTATTATGGATATTATCTTTTGAAATATCTATACCAAATACGAACGATAATTTGGCTCTAATCCATTTTGATAAATCACCTGCTTTTCCAACAGCATAATCAATTAATGTATAACCACGATTTGAAACTCCTAATATCAATTTCTTTTTAACATACAAATTATGAAAATCGCGTAATCCTTGAGTGCTTGTTTCTTCATTAGAGCGATTATAATATACATCTTCACTTATAATATTTTCAGGAATATTTGTTCCTTTTGAAATCATTTCTTCAGTAATCGGATGGTGTATAGAATGCCAGTTATTATTAGCTACATGATAAGCATTACCATAATTTTTCATACCACTTTTTAATTCAGATGTCTTATCATAACGAACACGCAATGGAACCCATTTCCAACCATCTTTATTATTCATTTCGTATTTAAATTCTACAATCATATCTTCTTCAAAATATTCATTTTCTTCGGTCATCATATATAAATTAGAACCATCTTGTTTTAATAAAATATTACAATAACAAGCATTATTATCATAAGGATTTGTAGGTAGAAAAGGAACTGGTTTGTAACTATCTTCATTATCAATATCATCAGGTGATGGTAATTTATCATCTATAATATCTTGACAAGGGTTCAAATAACCATGTTTTTTTTCATCAAAACCACATCTCAAAATCAATGTTTTGTATTGTGATACTTCTTGAATTCCTTGTAAATTTTTTCCATCTTGAAATATATGGTGTATTTCATCTTTTCCAGTTTTATCTTTTTTTATAGTTACTAAGAAATCAATGGTATTAAATTCTGCTGGTTTCCATTTAAATGATAAATCCCATGTAGATTTATATAATGGACCAGATTTTCCAGCAACATTACTTCCCACTCCTGTGTCTGATGGTGTAAAAATTAATCCATCAGTATTGTATTCAAATAATCCATCCTTTATATTAGATAATATATCAGAACATCCTTTAAATATATCATCAGTATCATTTTTCATATAAAATGTTTTACATTTAATGGTAAAATCGGTGGATTGTTTTGTTTCAGTGGATTTTTCCAAAACAGATTTTGGTTTAATTAAGTCAACCAATGTATTTAATAAAGGTAATCTATATTTGTTTTCATTTATTTCACCTTCTTCTTCTTCTAATGCTTGTGATATAAAGGCAAATTCACGAACAGATTTTTTGTTAATATAATATACATCAAATGCTGCATATAAATTAATAAAATTTCGTGTTTTTCCATATTTAATATGTTCTCCATCTAATAAACTATTCATAATAGTTTTTTCTGCTGTAGAAACGCCAGTAAATAAAACATTCATATTTGTATCTATTAAATAAATTTTTCCATCCTTAGCAATAAATAATAGTTTACGTTCACCATCCGCTTTATCTGTAACTGTATAATTATTTCGTATATTTCCCACTATAGAACTTTCATTTAAAGGTAAAATATTTTCAGTTTGTAATGTGTATGATGATGGTCCAATGAAATCTTTTGAAGTTACTTTACGTGGTGTATATCTTTCACTATGTATCAATTTCATATATTCTTGTAAAACAGAATCTCGTTCTGAGTATGAAATCGGGTATTTCGTTCCTTGTAAACCACTCAATATTATACGAATTACCTTTCTTAAAGTATCCATTAATTTTTCTTTGTTATTATATTCGGTACCAGTACCAACGCGAGAATTATCAATCTCCAGTTCAATTTCATAACTTTCAACATTATTAAATACCCCTGCTTCTTGAATGGTATATTGGGGAATTGGAATATGATTTGATTTTTTAGACGATTTTACAATACTTAAATCGGCAAATACTGGATATTCTGGATGATAAAAACGAACACGATTCATACAACGAAAAATTTTTTTACTATCGTTCCATTTACTTATTATTTTTTGTGGAACATTTGAATTCGGATTATATTCTTGTTCTAATTGATAGGACACACGAAAATTAAAATCACTCATATCAACTGGTTTTATGATTGTTCCATTTGAAGTAGTTGGAAGACTTTTTTGTGTAAATTTCAATTTGTTTAACAAATTAGATGGTAAATTCATTAATTTTTGAAAACTATTTGAACGACAATATTCTTGTATTAAATCGGTTCCCAAAATTTCAGCACGAATATTAGATAATTTTGTATTACCAGTACGTGGGTCTACATATTCATTATTAATACGCAATATATGTAACCCATCTTCATTTTCTGGTTTAAATCCACATGATAGTAGTTGTTTTACTACATTATCATAATCAATTTTGGATATAGGTTTGGATAATTTTGAATTTGAACCAAACCGAATTTCAAATTCGTTTGTTTTGTTATCTTTTTTTAATACAGGATTACTTGCTAAATAATTTTCTACCATATTTTCAAAATCTTCTTTTGCTTTTTTTGAATTATTTTTTACTTCATTTATGGTTTCTTTTTGTTTTTCTTGTTGTTTTTCATCCTTAGATATTTTTATTTCTTCTTTATCCTTATTCATCTTAACATCCATTATATAATATTATATATTTAAAATCTTATATAATTACCTTTATTTATATTTTAAATTTCAATTTTATCATATTCAAATTTACATATCAACATTCAATCCTCAAAATTTACAACTATTTCCTACCAATTCGTATAATTCTGCCTTTTTATATTTCTTGGTTTCATCAAAAACGCCAAATTTCTTAGCCATATCTTCTAATTCTTCGACTTTATAATTAGAAATTGCTTTTATATATTTATTATAACTTTCCAATACTACATATTTTTCTTTTAAATCATTAATTTGGAATGAGCCAATATTTTCATATTGTAATTTGTATTTTCCATTATCAGTTTTATATAAAACATATGTTAAAGCATCACCATCTTCATTTGAATTATTTATACTTGGTATTCTATCCTTATTACACCAAAATTCCAACATACATTTTGTATTTTCATTTATAATTAAAATATTGATATTGTAATAAACAATCATAACAATCAAACATAATAAACTGGTTTCTTTTTGTGATGTTAATAACTCTGATAATACTTCTTGAATAGCTACATTTGTTAATTTATAATTTGTATTTTTAATTCTAACAACATTTTCTTTCATAAATTTGGAAATGTTCTGTTTTTCTTCTAATTCTTTTACACCATAATTATGGTCAATTTGTAAATAATCATTATAACCATAATTCATTATATATAAACACCAAAATAATGTATCTTGTTGTTTTGGTTGATATAATTCTTCTTTTTTTATATGACTTTCTCGTGATAGTTCTTCACTTTCTTCTATTTTAGGTTCATCTGATGATATTACATTTTCATTAGTGTTAGAATTATTTATAATTGTATCTTTATTTTCAGTCGTTAACATATATTTATTTAATAAAACAATATCACTTGGTTTTGAAAATATATTAAAGCGATAAAGTAAATTATTAATAATCATAGACATCATTTACTAATTGTATTATATATACTTGGCATTTCGTCTTTATTATCTTTCTCTTTATCAATAAAGAAGGCGTTTTTAAATTCTTCTTTTTGATATTCTGTAGTATTAATACTATCTTCTTGTTTTTTTATATACTCTATATAATATTTGATTTCTTGTAAAGTTTCATTAGAGAGAAATGATAAATTAACATAAACTCCTGATTTATTTTCATTTATTTTACATAAATTTTTAGAAAGAATTTTTAATATTTCAACTTGATGAAATTTACTTAAATTTTCAATATATGTTTTTATATTTTCTAAATTTTCAATATTTTCACTATTCATTATAGTATTGTTACATATAAACATAAAAAACA